AAAATCACATATAATATTTCTATCATGCGATTCTTCAAAATCAGCAAAGGTGCTCATGCGTTGAGATTGACGAATCCTTCCTTCTTCACTAAAATCCCAGTCCTTTACCATACCACGCAGAGTATCAGCATTAAACCAACCACAGTCAATTTTTTTCGCTAATCTTTCAGCGAGATAAGTCTTACCCGAACCAGGAAGTCCCATCACCAAGATTTTCATCAACATACTCCCAAAACTTTTGAGCATTCCTTAAACCATTACGAATACCCCACATATCATCATGACCCTCGACCATACCTGAAAGACATGCGATCATGAGAACTTGTAGGATTCTTTTATTATAACTCAATTCTTACCTTTTGTCAAACTTTTTTTGACAGCTAATCGATTCTTTTTACGAATCTTATCCATTTTCTTCTTTTCTTTCCTCGCCCTATCTAGTTTAATAGGACTCACCTTTGAGATAAATGTCTTACCCAATATGTGATCATATTCGTGTAGAAACGCTCTGGCTTCATAACCGCTTAATGATTTGGTTTGAATGGCACCATTCTGGTCAGCAAAACGAACACGGCAAGAACTGGGTCGCTTAACCTGTAAGAATATTCCAGGATATGATAAACAACCCTCCTCAGCCAGAATATCGTCATTAGATATATCTACAATCTTAGGATTAAACACCGCAGTAATGCTCTTATCGTCATCCATATAACCAAAGACAAACATACTGTATGGCAAGCCAACTTGTGGGGCAGCAAGACCAACACCCTTTTCGTAAAGCATTGTGACTTTCATATCCTCAAACAATTCAACAGGATCAACTGGTGGATTATCAAAATCAAAATACTCAGTTGGCGTTGATAATATTGGATCGTGGTTGGGAACTAATTTATATTTCATGTCGCTATCCTACTAAATGATTTCACTTTCTCAAATTTTATCTGGCTGCGGAACTTATCCATCAATACATCACCTTTAGTGTGAGTGATAATAAATGTATTAGTTCCAGACATATCGTTCAATAGTTTGGTCAACTCATCAGTGCCAGTAACGTCCAACGAATTATCAAACACTTCATCAAGTATCAAAAGATTGGTGTTAGTTGAGTTCTTTAACTTAGCAACTGCTCGCCAAGTAAGTAACAACGCAATATCAATACGAGTCTTTTCGCCCTCAGAGAAACTAGCATACGAAAACTCATCACGATGTCTGCTTTTAATTACTTCACTGAATTCTTCATCAAGTTCAAAGTTTACAAAGAAATCAAGGGCAGCAAGGTATTTGTTCACCAGTTTATTAATGATAGGAACGTACTGCTTAATAATCTTAGCCTTGATACCACCATCTTTTAGCATAGCAGAGGCAACATCATAAACTGCTTTGTGCTCAACCAGCTCTTTCTTCTTAGTCGTATATATGCCGAGGTCTTTTCTCAGTTCTTTTAATTTCCCTGAAGTATCACCGCCACCTGTTTCTCCGCTCTCAATATCTTTTATCTTTTTCTCAACATCTTTGATATTGGTTTGGTACATTCTCATTTCAGTTTGACAATCACGCAGTTTGTTTTGCGTATTAGATATATCAGTCTGTACCGAAGTAATTCTTTCAAGTTCTGTTTGTAATTCATCACGCTCAGAGTTTAGATCATCGATAGCTTTAGTTGTGGTATCAATTATACCTTTAGTCTTTTCTATCTTGTCAGCCTTCAACTCAAGCGAAAGAGCCTGCTCACAGGTTGGGCAGTTATCATTCTGCTCATAAAACTCGATACGCTTTTCGGCTTTCTTATTCTTTTCACTCAGCTTACTCAGGATACTTCTCATTTTATCCATTTTCGCTGAAGACTTATCTTTAGTAGAAATAGACTCTAGTAACGTATCAACTTCAGCAGTTAACGAGCTGTAAAGCGATTCAGCGGATCCGTATGACTCGGTATAAGTGGTAATATCAGATTTTAAGTCTTTTATCTGCTTTTCTATATCTGATTTAACTTTTAGGAGATACTGCTCCTGTACTTCTATCTTCTCATTGGTCAAGTCAATACTATAGCTGATATCAGTCAGCGAACGCTTGTTATCAGAAACTCGATCACGAAGTAAAGTGTTCATAGTTGAGAATATTTGAATATCAAGTAAATCCTCAATCACCTCTCGACGATCTCGAGTACTCAACTGCATAAATGGGGTAAACGATGCGTTGCCCAGTATAACGATTTGAGTAAATGACTTGAAGTTGAGTTTGAGTATCTGGTTCTCAAGCTGTAGCTGATATTCTCGAACCGATCCAGGCTGATCAATCATCTTTCCGTTTTTATGTATCTCGAATAGGTGTGGCTTCATACCTCTACGAACAACATAATCAGTAGAACCGATAGTAAACTTGACCTCAACCTCTAGACCCTTGTTATTGATTGAGTTGATCAACTGCTGTTTCTTGATGTTACGAAACGGCTTGCCAAACAAACCCAAGCATAGCGCATCAAGGATCGTTGACTTACCTGCGCCATTTTCTCCAGTGATTACTGTACTGGGCGATCTATCAAGTTGTATAACTGTTTTGACGTTTCCCGTGGATAGAAAATTCTTCCACGAAACTTCCGTGAACTTAACGATTTGAGTACCCTCATTCTATGGTCAATGCTTCATTATATAACGAACGAACCAGATTGTCAAGTTTCTTTTTAGGCACTTGATCTGGCAAGGTGTTGATATACTTGGACAGGATAGTCAAAGTATCTTCCGCTTCATTTACAATATCATCATCTTCTTCAAGATTCAAATTCATATGGTCATCAACAATCTGTATATGATTAGGATTAGCTTTATACAGCTTGTCGATAAACATATCAAACCAATATGGATTATTACAGTTCTGCCGTACTACCTTTATGTATGTATCGGCGAAACCATCGAAGTCTACATCAAGAACTTCTTCCATAGTTTTATCGGTTTCATTGTAAAATATTTTATGGAACATCGAGTACGGATTACGGATAAACTCAAGTTCCCGTGTCTCAGTGTCATATATGTGGAACCCCTTTGGGTCGCCATAATCAGCCCAAGTAAGTTCGTATGGACATCCGAGGTATTCTATATTTTTGGTAGTGGATTTGTGGTGGAAGTGACCAGAGCAAACAAGATCAAATTTCGAAAAGTCGCTGACTTTCATTCCATGTTCGTTTATATTACCACGATCCATTAAGCAGCCAGCAATCTCAAGGTGACCGAACAGTACCTGAGCAGGCGTATCCTCCATAGATTTAATAGCTTGAGCATAATTCTCATTATTAATCCAAGGCATAATCATTATATCATGACCATCTAAATTAATATCAGTTGGCTCAGAATAATAGTTAAAATTGGCGTTATCAAACAACTCATTCATTGAGTTTACATCGTTGGTGTTCTTGTATGGGACATCATGATTACCAACGATGACATGTAAATCTAAACCCTTTTGCTCGCAAGGCTCGATAAACATTTCTTTCATTCTGCGCAAAGTTACATAATTAATATATTTTCTTCGGTCAACAATATCACCAAGATGGATTATTGTATCAATGCTCCTCTTCTCAACCTCAGGAAAAAAGTGCTTGCTATAAAACCTTTCAAAATAATCTAGGAACTTGGTACTATCATTACGAACACCAAAGTGCGTGTCAGTTATCAGAGCAATCTTCATTACTTCACCTCACATACACGGTTTCTTAAATCGCTAGAACTAAATCTATGATCACGCTTATTAAAGTGCAAGTCAATATCACGCTTACGACATATATCTTTACCAGTAAATTCTTTATCGCGATATTCCTCGCCCAGAATACGAACATCAATATGATAGAGCGACAAGATATCCATCAAGTCACATTCTGTTTGGTATGGGATAATCTCATCAACGTAACCAACTGCTTTGAGTTGCGTATATCTTTCAACAACTGTTTGGATGGGTGCGTTCTTTTCCTTGCGGTCAACACTAGGATCAAGCTGTAGTGCGCAAATTAAATAATCACATTGTTCTTTAGCATCTCTCAACATTTGAACATGACCTGCGTGAAGAAGATCAAATGTAGAGCAAGTAAATCCAACTCTCATATACTATTCCTCAATCGTTCTGCGCTTCTTAACCTTACGTCTCTTGGTTTCCTCGAAGTCCTGAACAAACCCTTTCATATATTCTTCGGTCCACTCACTATACTTAACATCATCATTAAAGTTAGTTCCAGTATCGTGAGATTGTGTATCGGCAGTATCTCCCAGCACATTCGTATGCTCTGAATACTTCATTTTAACATACAGATGCTTTTTCTCTTTTTGGATTCTACGCAAGAATGCATAGTAAATAATCTGAGTAAAGTAAGCAAAAGGATTCTTAGACTTATCTGGATTGAAGTTGTCGATATACTGTAAACTATTCTCAATACCATCGCATATCATTTCATCACGGAAAGTATAGTTTATAAAATTTGGCTTATAAGATAGGTGCGTAGCAATCTTCATTATACAGTCAGCAACATAATCTGGAACAATGGGACGCTTATCACCATTCTCCTCAGCCTTTTTGACTGTTTCTTTAAATTCAACCATCGCCTCAAAAAACTTCTTATTATCAACATAATAAGGTTTTTTCTTTCTTTCTTCTTTAGTTGTCCTAGCCATATATAATCCTAATGAAAAACAGTATTTGCCCCATAGTTCCTAGCCTCTAGCCGATCTAAGTAATCATCAATCTTAGCTTGCGCATCAGCTTCTTCTGACTCAGTATCCAATAAAAACGATTTAGTTTCCGTCATATTGTCATGTATGGTATCTATACAGTTATTATAATATAAAACCATGTCAGCGTCAACTTCTTTTTTCGTTATAACATGATCTGTTTTGATATCAAAATAATTATCCATATCAGAGAACGGTAACCATAAATGAGAAACCATTGTAGGAGAAAATCTCATTTTAACCATAATCGCTATCGGATTGTTTATGGTTATATTCCACTCATCCTCAGATATAATCTCACCCAAAAGCGTCTCGCCATTGGTTAGTTTAATCATACTAATCGTCATCGTTGACCTTATTTGCTATCTGCTTTAGCAGTTCCATTAGTTCTTCGATAGTTTGAATATCTGAATGATTGTCAGTATCCAACTTAACTTGTAAGTTTATTTCCATCTTCAATACCTATATTGTACAGCTTGTACTCAAAATTTTCTTCATTATACATCTTGACCCTTATAGCAAAATGCTTTAGTGTATGGTTTTTCCAAGACTTCCAACAAAGGTCATCTGATATATCATATAAGGTAGCAGTTTCTTTATTGTCACCTTTCCGTAGACCCCGACCTATAGATTGGAGATTGCGGATCCTAGACTTGCTAGGACTGGCAAAGATAACATTATGTAAGTTTCGAATGTTAATCCCAGTTGAAAAAGTGCCATAAGAGGCGATAATAATTGCGTCATTTTCTTTCTCCGTTATTGCCCTAACTTCTTCCCTTGTATCAGCATCGACGCCACCGTATACAAAGAATACCTTTCTTCCTTCCTCAGCCTCTTTCAATATCTGCTCATACAGAGGCTCACCATGCTTTTTAACATATTGGAATAATACTAGTGTATTACCTTTTCGTGTCAAAGTCAAGTTCTTTATAAAAGCATTTCGCTTTTCGTGCGAAACTAGAAAATCCATCTCAGCTTGATATGTTGCCTTTGCGTTGAGTTTCTTAGTTTCGTCAGAATACTTTAACACCAAGCACTTAATCCTAAACTCAGAAAGCGTGTTGTTGTCTATCAGCTCTTTAGTAGTAATCACCCGCATTACTGGACCAAATAAACCCTCTAAAACTAGCTTGTTTGTGACTGACTCATCAAGCGTACCAGTAAAGCCAAACCGATACTTACAATCAGTCATTTTCTCCATGATCTTAGTCAATGAGTTTGCTTTAAATAGATGAGCTTCGTCGCCGATGATGATATCGAACTGATCAAAATACTTCTTTGGTTGTTTGTAAATAGACTGCCAAGTGCTAATAATTATTTGCGCTTCATCGTTACTTTTTTCTTGACCTGCAGTCACTAAGTGGGTATAATAGAACTGTAGGTTCTCTGAATAGTCATTGAAGTCAGAGTTTAACTGGCTCACCAAAGAAGTAGTTGGTACGATAACAAGTGCTTTCTTACACTCCTTCCGCAAATAATACTTCAAAAGGCAGTAGATAATAAACGACTTACCCGAAGCGGTGGGTGACAGGATCAACGCCCTGTGGTTGCGAACAGCATGAGCGACTGCTCTTAGTTGGTAGTCTCGAGGCTCAAACTTACCATCACTTAGAAACTTGTTTAATCCATTTAGTGGTATGTCGATTGTATGCTCGAGGTCTCCATGAACAATTACCTTATAGTCCCTTTCCTCAGCAAACTTCTTCAACTTTTGAATAAGACCCACATAAATCTGCATCGTGTTCACGTTGAACAAGCGTATCTTACCATCCCACATTTTATTTCGGACAGATGGCATGAACGATGCTCCTGGGACTTCAAACTCAAAATAGCCTGATAGTTCCATAGCTATCCCACGGTCGCATTCTACCTTGAGATAAACTTCATCTTTTTTGTGGATATGGATTTCTTCCATAATTAACCTGTTGTAAATTTAGCCCAATCAACTGCCGACTTAATTTGGAAGCCACGATTATTGATATTCTTAATAACCGCCTCAAGATACGATATCTTTTCCTCTTGCATCCCGAGCCTCAAATTAGTTTCAATCATCAAATCATCTGCCTCTATGTAGGCATCAACCTCGCTCTTCATCAACTTTTTGAAAAACTGATCACGACCAAGTTGCTTTAATTCTTCATCATCTAGTTCGCCTAGATAATATTCCATCAAGTTCTTGCGAACCTTTTTAGATTCTGCTCTGAGTTTGAACAAGGTAATACGCTCGCCCATAAAGATCTTGATATATTTGTTGTGGACAACAGGGATCTTAGTGCTTTCTCGACCAAGTTCTGTTTCATCAATTTTACAGTCTTTATCCCACTCTTTGACTATATTCTCAATATTCAATTCAAATCTCCAATAATATAATAATTACAATGTTTTTATTTCATACTTCCTATAGGCAAATGATACAGTTGCTTTTAGATATTCAACATCAGTGTTTTCAATATCAAACTCTAATGATGATAGACCTGCTGGATATAAATCCAAGAAAGATATCTCAATGTTTGGCGTCATGTTACCAGTCATAACCACAAGAGAACCATCAGAGTGCACATCGCCAGTTGAAATTTGAGTCCTACCAATGGCACCTCGCTGTTGAAAATTGTCAGGATACCCTAGAGAAATTAGCCAGTTATATATTTCTTGGAAGTTCTTCATGTCCTCATCAACACGAAACGTCAAATCTAATCGACCAAACGTCAACTTATCTCCAGGAACAGGCAACTTAATAAATGGGTTTTCTACCGAAGATGTTTCGCCCAACGATATCTCTGGTATAGTTGCTGCTGTACAGAAATAGTTTACATGCGGTAATCGCTTACAAGCAAACCTAAAC